TCGTTCATCTGCTGACGGAGCAGCAGTTCACGATAGGCGGCCACCAGGAGAATCTTATAGGCCGGGTCGCTCGGAACCAGCGCGTTAAAGGTTGGATCCAGTCCCTGAAGGGACGCCAGCATTTCAGCAAAGATTGCTTCAACAGAAAGCATCTCTACCACCTGCGGAGGCGGCAGTTTGCTTAGATCAATCGCTGTAAAAACCTGACTCATGAAATCTGAATTCCTTCCAGCACAACCGGCTCTCCGGTCGGCATGTAATATCCTTCCAGACTGATCGAGACATGACCGCCCTGAACCTGTTCAGAGTTTGTCAAGTCGAACAGGATGCGGGTCGTTTTCAGGCGCGGTTCCCAGCGGTCCAGTGCGCCGGCCGTCGCGGCTGTAAAGCGGGCCCGCACTCCGGCGTTGGTCGGAGCATCGATCAGACTGAAAAGCTCACTGCCGTATTCGCGGCGGATCACCAGCGTCTCCGGGGCGGTGCGCAGAATATCCTCAACGCTCTGGCGCAGATGCTCCAGTCCTCTCAGCGGCTTCCCGGTGTCTTTGTGCATACCGTTCATTTCAAAACAACCTCACTGCTCTCCATTACTTTTTCAGCAACCAACGGCAGAACATAAGCGGCGGTATAGCCGCGCTGACGCATTGGATGGTGCGCGACAACGATCTCCGCCCAGCCGGATCCAAAGCAACCGTCCATCAGTTCAACAATCCGGCGTTGTGAATATCCGCGCCGGACAAGCTTCCCGATTAGCTCCGCCTGCACCCGGTTCATCTGCATCACTCAACCTCCGCATCGATGGCGTTTTGAAAAAGCGGCTGGCGCCAGAACTCATCCGCGGTTTTACGAAAGAAGAACTGTCCGCGATCGATCTCGCCGCCGACGGTTAACCATTGCACAGCGATGCCTGGATTCGGCCCTCGCAGCCAAGGATCTGAAATCCTGAACCGCCGGAGCTTTGCTTCGTCGGTGTAATACACGTTTCCATTGGCCAACGGCCGGCGTTTAATTTTCTGCTGCGTGATCATGATTAAAAGACCTCCACATGAAAGTGCCGGCAGCAGCCGGGCCGTCCGCACATGATGCAGCCGTCGCGTTTTTCGATGCGCGTCAGTTCGCGATCGCAGCGGTACTGCAGGTAGCCCCACAATTTAAACAGCCGTTTAACGCCCCGTTTCATTCTGCCGCCTCCGCCTGCTCGGCGGCCGCACGCTTGGCCTCCGGAATCTCACACTCGACATCTGTCATATAACCGCGATCATCGAGCGTATGAACCGCGCGCGTGATTACCCATTCACCCTCAAGGTCGCTGCCCATCGAATCATCTATAATCAGCCTGCCCTCGGCGGCCAGCAGCGGTTCGCCCTCGCAGTTAAAGGTCGGGGCGGACTTGCCGCGGCCGATGCGGCGCAGTTCCGCGGCCGCCGCCTGGGCAGCCTCCGCCGGCGTCGCAAAATTCCCGCGCAGTTTGCGCGACGGCTCGCCATCGCCGACGGTCACTTCTTTGAGCTTAGCCGCCGACACATCATGGTAATACGCTGTCACACTCTTAAAATTTTCGCGCTCAGCCACCGTCAGCCGGTAACTGTCTTCGTTGCCGGAAAGCTTCGCCCAGTTCGGTTTATCGGCAGTCGGCTTCGGTTCGCCGACTGTCAGATAGACGATAGGGATCGGTTTGCCGGTTACCGTTTTGTCTTTTCCATGCTTAGCAAAAACCAGCTCGCCGCCCACCGGCTTAAAGATCGCGTCGCGGTCTTTCGCCAGGCGGCGCAGAAAATTCGAGTTGCCCTCGTTGGTCTGGTCAATATGCGCAATCACCTCGCCGGCCAGCTCCGGATCAATCCGCGGCGTCAGGCCGCATTCGACGGCGATCTGGCTGACAATCGTTCCCAGCGTCTGGCCGTCCCAGGACCGGGACCGCGTGGCTTTAAGCGCCGTTTCAATGCCGGTTAACGTCGCGCTCTTTGTCTTGCCGTCGCCGCCCCACGCGCTGCGCGCCCGGATGATAATTTTGTGCGGCAGTCCGGAGCGCTCATACTCATCAACCATGTACAGTCCCATCGGACGCACGCCGGTCTCCCGGTAGCCGAGCGACACCTTCAGTTCCGCGCCCGTCTGCGGCGGCGCGATCTGCAGGTCGCGGTTATCAAGCTCAATCTCCAGCGTATCGCTTTCAAAGCCGGCCTCGTCGGTAATGTTCAGCGAAATAAACCGGTCGCGGATCAGCTTCGTGATCCGGACGTCGTCGGCAGTTATTTCAAAAAGAGGTCTCATTATTTCACTTTTCGCTGTTTTCTTGCAGAGTTGAGGTGAAGAAAACGCGAGATCGCCGTGAGACATCGCATTGTTTTACGATGATCGAATATGGTGCGCCGACAATCCAGCCATACGGGCGGTTGTGTTTGTCCGCTCAATACACCGAGCCAGATGCGACCGTGAAACAGCAGCTTAACGCGTCTCCAAAACGGAACCTTCCAGCAGGAAATGCACTGGCCGTCATGCCGAAAAATCCAAAGCGATCCGCAATCTACATCAGTCATTGATCCCGGTTTCTTCAACTCGATCTGCGCTTCTTTGAATTTGATCGGTTTCATATTCGTCCCCCTTCGTGTGATGTCGAGTGGCGCATAAAAACTTCATCCGCCGGCAACGGGCAGTCCTTTCGCCATTCGAGATTGTATTTAGTGCTCCAACCACCATCTCCGACCTGAAGATCGATTCCTTTAAATACATTCAAGCGAAGGCTGCGCCAGAAAAACAGATCGTCCGGGATACCGGCGTGGAAAAAAACCCACTGCTTGACATCAGCCTGCTCATGCAGCGTAACGGTCATCCCATCTACCATTTCAAGAATCTCCATCGCTGCAGAGGCGGGGAACAGCTTGGCAGTGTAAATATAGATCCGGGCGACTGGGTTCTGCTGCCTGATTTGAGAAATTACATCCCGAACAAGAGCTGGCTTTAAAAGCGGCTCTCCGCCGGTGATCATGATCTCGTCGTATCCTTCGTATGACGTGCATTCCGGCAAGGCATCAAGATCCCAGTCTTTGTTGCAGCAGCCGGGGCAGTTCCGATCGCAATCCGTAAATAGCAATAATCTGAGTTTCTTCATCCTGTCCTAACCCCAAAGCCTCACCGTCTCTTTTTCCACCGGCCGGTCCTCTGGAGTTCCAAAGTCCGGAAGAACAATCTCCACGCCTGCAGGCAGCACCGGGCCGCGCGCGGCCAGTCCGGGATTGGCGGCCAGTACTGCTTCGGTCACACCGGCCGTGCGGCCGGTTTGGCGAAAACAAATCAGATCCACCATGTCGCCGTCTTTTGTGATGTAGGTTGCGCTGGCCATGTCAGTTCACAGAGTTTTGGTTTTTCAAATCATCTTCGCCGTAGACACTCAGCCTCACGCTGAACGTCTGCTTGCGCGGCTGGCCGTCGAGGTGCAGCGCCGCCTGCGTTTCCTGCACACTCTCGATGCACCATTTGCCGTGGATGTTTCCCAGGCTGTCGCAGAGGATCTGTGGTTCGCCAGTGGCCATTAGCGCGCGCAGGGTGGTCAGGTTGCCATAGCCGCTGCGCTCAGTGATGATCGTGCCGGCCAGCTCAATCGTGTCATCGTCCGGGCCGAGGCTCTGCCGTCCGGGCAGCCGGCCGATGCGCGGCATCTTCGCCCAGCGCCAGGCGCTGGAGCGCTGCAGACTGTCATAGGCGGTTCCCTGCACAGAAAAAATGAATTTGCCCAGGCTCATCAGAACGGAATCAGCCATTGCCTGCCCTCCATTCGTGTTCCCGGAAGCACTGAGGTAAGGCCAGAAACCGCTCAGCAGCTGCGAAGCCAAGGCCGACGAGCAACCAGCTCAGCGGATGCCACCAGCGAAGCTGTGACGTGCATCTGAACTTGTCGATCGAGTGGTCATATTCAACGCGGACGCGCAGCGCACCCGCCGCGCGCAAAATGCGCACCGATCGCGGTAGCTTCACCTTCGGCATCTCGCTCCGCTTAAACCTCAATCGCAAATCGGCCATCATCAATCTGAAATTCTCTTTAATCATACAGCCTCGCTCTCTGCTGAGCGGCGCCGCGGCGATCGCGCGCATCCAGTTCACGGGCTACTGCGGCCGCGACCTGTTCCGGATTTTGTCCAGGCGCAGCGTTGATCGTGATCGGCGCATTCACCATGCTGCTGGAGTTGTTGATGCGCGCCTCGGCGATCGTGCGCTCGATCGGCGTAATCCCGCCGCCTGCAGTCGCCGGCAGCGGAGCAGTACTGACAGCCGCGCCGGCCATCGCGCCGGCGGTTGCGCCCCGGAACATGGCGCCGACTCGCCGGAATGGCGCAGTTATTTTCTCGATGACGCCGCCGATCCTATCCCACACGCCCTTGAAATAATTAACAATCGGCTCCCAGTTCTTCATGATCATCCCGAGCGGGCTGAATCCGAAAACCGTCTTAATCACGCTCCACAGTTTCGCCGCTCCAATTTTGATCCCGCCCCACAGCTTCACGAAGAAACCGGATATCGGCCCCCAGAACTTCACAATCAGGAACGCCGCGCCGGCCAGTAAAGCAATCGCGGCAATCACAGCCAGCACAGG